AAGAATCATTTTCACAACATGTTTATCAACCATCCATTGAGCAGCTTGGACAGGATTTTCAGAAATATAAAAGATATTCACTTTTTCCACTTTCTCATAGCTTGTTCACGATGATAGCGATTAGCTTTATTGTAAAAAACAATACCATCTAGATGATCTAATTCGTGTTGAAATATACGAGCAGTCATACCAGTAAACTGTTTTGTAAGAGTTTCACCATTTGGCGTTTGAAATCTAACACGAACATGTTGAGGTCTTTTAATTTTAACATATAAGCCTGGATAAGTCAAGCATCCTTCATCAAGAACTATTTGCATTTCTGAAGGTTGAACGATTCTAGGATTGAAACAAACAAAATTTTCAGGCTGGCCACGCATAGCAAAAATACGATAAGGAATTCCAATTTGATTGGCAGCAAGGCCAATACCATTCCAATCATACATATGTTTAACCAAGTTTTCGGCAAACTGAATAGGATCAAAAGGAGGATTATTGAAATCAAAATTATCACATTTGTTCTTTAAAATTGGATCGTTCGCATTTACTAGATTCATTTTTATTCACTTTATGCTATTTTACTGAAATTTTTGTGTTTTTCGAACTTCAAAACTTTTTCGAATTTATCGTAAAGCTGATCTGTCTTATGAGATATAATAAACGTGTTTGTATCAGAAGTCAAGTCTTTTATTAATTTCAGAAATTCTTCTGTACCATTATTATCTAACGAACTATCAAATACTTCGTCCATAATGAGTAAGTTACAAGCCAAAGAATTACGCAATTTAGCGACTGCACGCCAAGTGAAAAGTATAGCCAAATTAATACGCATTTTTTCTCCTTCAGAAAAAGAAGCATAAGAAAATTCGTCTCTAAATCTCGATTTAATGGTTTCATTGAATTCTTCATCAAGTTCGAACTGAACAAGGAAATCAAGAGAACTAAGATACTTATTAATGAGCTTATTAATAATTGGTACATATTGTTTTACAATTTTTGTCTTAATTCCACCATCTTTTAACAAAATACCAGCAGCATTTAAAATATTCTTATCATCAATCAAACTTTGATAATCTTCTTCTATAGTTTTTAGTTCTTTTTCTAAATCTGATATTTTATTATCATCCATTTCTTTATTCGATTTACCTAAAGATCTAATCTCTTCTTCAATCTTTTCTTTATAATCTAAAAGAGAATTCTTTTGCGTATTTAGAGCATGCATATCCATTTTAATTCTATTAATTTCGGATTGTATTTCTAATATTTTATCTAAATTTTTTTGAACTTGGTCGTATTGTTCGATTAATTTTTGTAATCCATCATCGATTAATTCAATTTCATTATTCTTATTAGAAATAGTTTTTTCGCGAAATTCAGTACTAATTATTTGTGTGCACGTTGGACAATTTTCGTGTTTCTTAAAAAAAGAAATGTCTTTTTGAATAATTCCTTTTTTAGCTTCTATTTGATGTTTTAAAGAAGAAAGTTTATTTAATCTTATAGATAAATCTGTTTTATCGTTTAAATCAGATTCCATAGATTCTATTAAACTTTTAAATTTTGTATATTGTTTATCCAGTTCTTCTATTTTTTTATCAGTTTCTTTATTACGATCATGTTTTTCTTTAATAAGCTGATCGTTATTTTGTTTCATTTCTACTAAATGTTCTTTGATTAATTTGATTTTTTCTTCAATTAATTTTTTATCAGAAGTTTTATTTTGAACAGCAACAGTGTTCATTAATGCTTTATCTTTTAATAAAGAATTCATTTTAGTAAAAATTTGTAAATCTAGAAGATCTTCAATAATCTCACGGCGTTGTGATGTAGATAATTGCATAAATGGTTGAAATGTAGCTGATCCAAGAATAACAACTTGACAAAAAGATTTATGGTTTGCTTTGATAATTTGTTTTTCTAATATTTCTTGGTAATCTTTCATTTCAGCAGATTGATTTAATAATGTATCGTTTTTATAAACTTCAAAAATATTTGGTTTAATACCACGAACAATCTTATAATTGTTACTGCCAATTGAAAAATCTATTTCAACAACTAAATTCTTTTGTGTTATAGTATTAAGTAATTGTGGTTTATTAATTTTTCTAAATGCTTTACCAAACAAAACAAAAGATAAAGCATCAAGAATGGTAGATTTTCCAGCACCATTCTCGCCAATTATCAAAGTTGTATTGTAATTGTTCAAATCTATTTCAGTGAAAATATTACCTGTCGAAAGTAGATTTTTCCATCTAAGTTTACGAAAAATTATCATTCAAGAGTCGCTGCCTCGTTATATAATTCAATTATTTTTTTTGTTAATTTTTCTTTATCGATATTTTGATATTCTATATTTTGAATATATTTTTTGAATATATCTACAGTAGATTCTGCTTCATTAATGATATCATTGTCATCTTCTAAATGAAGATTAAGATGATCTTCAACTATTTGCATATCGATAGGATTTTCAGTTTCGATATTTTCAATAAACTTATCAAACCAAAGAAGTTTAGTTTTATTGGTAACAATAACTTTAACAAAACAATTTTTATATTGAGTGTAATCTATGTCAGAATTTATAAAGGTTTCATCAATATCATTATACCATATCTTCTTAAACATCTTATATGGATTTTCAATAAATGTTAATTCTCTTGTTTCGGTATCGAAGATATGAAACCCTCTCGGATCATCATAATCAGACCAAGTAAACTCACCATGAGAACCCAAATAAAAGATAGGACCATCGCTGGAACGGTGATGATAATGCCCGCTAAGAACCATATCAAAACGATCAAATAAACAGGCATCATCACCGTGTGATACAATAGATCCTCGGTACATTTCGAACCCTTGAATTTCCAAATGACCCATTGCGATGGTTGATTTTGTTCCATTTATAATCTCGACAGTGCGTTGGCGGTTATCATCGCAAATCCAAGGAATAAAAAGGATAGGTGTTCCATCAAAAATAACTTCCTCGGCGTATCGATCATAAATTTTAAAATCATATTTTTCATCCACTAACTCTCTAATAGAATTTACTTCATTCGTATTTTTAAAATATGTATCATGATTTCCAGCAATAATGTGAACATCATAATCTTTTATTTTATCTAGAAAATCTACCCTTAACCTATTTGCCGTATTAATGTTAATATATTTCCTACGGTCAACAAGATCGCCAAGATGAACAATTGTCCCGATGTTGTGTTTAACCAATAAAGGAAAAAACACATTATCAAGAAACAACTTGCTATTATCCATAAACGATATGTGGTCATTACGAACCCCCCAATGAGTATCGGTTATTAAGGCAATTTTCATTTTTTACGGAAAGACTTGTTTTTATTAGAATCTACAAATTTCGATACAAGATGTTTTTTTACAGCTTGATCACAATAATCTCTAATTTCTTCGATACGAAATCTGTAATTGAGCTTTTCGTTTTCATTAGTGGTTGTATTAAATTTTTCAACCAAATCAATTATATTAACTGGCAACAAATGTTCATTCTTCATTTTTATTCTCCTGAAATTTTTCAACTCCTGTAAGTTTAATATATTTTTTAGTTTTAGTCAACTTATCTTCATACGATTTTACAACTTCTGCAGAATATTCGTTTGAAATCATTTGCATGTTTGATTCGCCTTCCCAAAGTTCATTCATCAAAAAACTGTTTTCAAAATTTTTATGTTTGATATATGTTTGTTTTTTTTCCTTTGCTATTCTTCTGAGAAATGCATGCCAAGCTATTTGTGTAAAATACGCAAAAGGATTATTAGTTCTTTCAGGATTAAAATTATCTACAGCTGCTATACAATCAATAACACCATCACTAATCATTTCTTGTTTATAAGTATATCCTGAAAAATTTGGTTTCTTGGCTAAATTGTTACATATTAATAATATCGATTGTCCAATATAGTTTGAAACTTGAGGTTTGTTTTTTCCTTTTGATATAGATTCTTCTAACATGTTTCTATGCTCTATCATTGATGCATATAATGTTTTATTATTAATATAATTTCTTATTTTTGCCATAAAATAACCCTTTACTTAATTCTAAAAATAGGTATAATCACTATTGTGCTGATGATCTATATTCGAATAGATACTGAATAAATCTTATATTCAAACTTCTCTTCATTATAGATCTTAATTCTTTCCATAAAATGTAATATGGTAAAATTCTTTTTAGATTTCCAAGTCATATCATCAGCGATGTCATATAGCGTAGCGCTATCTTTACTGTCTGACTTACGTAATCCGCGACCAATTGATTGTAAATTTCTAATCTTGGATTTTGAAGGACTAGCAAATA